CGAAGGAATGCCGCCGCCCCCGCGATACCGTGGCGTCGGGATCTCGCGCGGATCGCCGTCGTTGTGGGGGATCGCGGCTGTCTTCCGGCAAGGCCGCGAGAGAAAGACTTTTTATGGCGGCAAACAGAATCGGCAAGACCCTTTGCGGCGCCGCCGAAATGTCCATGCACCTGACGGGACTTTATCCAGATTGGTGGGATGGCCGCCGGTTCGACAAACCAATCCGTGCTTGGGCGGCGGGTCTGACGGGCGAATCTGTCTGCGACGTTGTGCAAGAAAAGCTGATTGGTCCGCCCATGCGTAAATGGGACTGGGGAACCGGCCTCATTCCCAAACACCTGCTGGGCGAGGTTTCTGTTGCCCGTGGCATTGCTGATTTGATTGATAGCGTGTCAGTGAAGCACATCAGCGGCGGCACCTCCGATCTGCAATTCAAATCCTACGCTTCCGGCCGTGAAAAATGGCAGGGCGTTGGATTGGAGGTATGCTGGATGGACGAGGAAAGTCCGATTGACCTTTATTTCGAGGCCCTGACCAGAACCAACGAAACCGGCGGCATTGTCTATACAACATTCACTCCGATTTTAGGATGGTCCGAGGTTGTGCGCCGCTTTCTCACGGGTGAAACATGAAGGTTGCCAAACACCCAGACCGCGCCGTCATCATTGCGAGCATTGACGATGCGGAGCACTTCACCAAAGAACAAAAAGACCAAATCATTGCCAGCTATCCGGCCCACGAAAGAGAGGCGCGGGTTCGTGGCCAACCAGTTTTAGGAAGTGGTCGCGTGTTCCCGGTTGCCGAAGAAAAGATTGTCGTTCCGCATCGCACGTTCCCTTCGCACTTTGCCAGACTTGGCGGCCTAGATTTTGGCTGGACCCACGCAACGGCCGCTGTCGAGCTTTGGCACGATAGAGACGCGGACGTTGTTTATGTCAGCAAGTGCCACAAGCTGAAAGAGGCCAGCGTTATTGAGCACGCTGCAACGCTACGGGGCTGGGGCGACTTGAAATTCGCGTGGCCGAAAGATGGACTGCGCGGCACGCTTGAGGGTGCCGGTGCTCCGCTGGCGGAGCAATTCCGCGCCCAGGGATTAAATCTGCTTCCCGAACATGCCCAATTTGCAGATGGCTCAGTATCGGTCGAGGCCGGCTGCATGGAAATGTTAACGCGGATGGAAAGCGGACGGTTCAAGGTATTCGACCACCTGCACGATTGGCTCTCTGAATTTCGTTTGTTTCATAGGCAGGAAGGAAAAATTGTTGCTGAGTACGACGACCTGATGGCGGCCACGAGGTACGCCGTTGTCATGTTGCGGTTTGCGACGACCAAATCATTCAACGACAAATGGCGTAAAGAAATTGAGTATCCGAAGGGGTCTGCCTATGTCTGACGTTCAGCGGATTGTAATTCAGACTCGGGCACCAAAGGGCAACGATCCCGGCAAGGTTGCTGAGGGTTGGTATTGCATCGCAGATGGCGCGGTCGTTTTGACTGACGCTGCCGGCAAGCCGGTCGGCGATGAGCGGCACCATCTCAGCCCTGGCGGCGACGCGCGGTTAGTTGCCTGCCGGATGCTGCGCCGGCGCGACAAGGCTAGGGAGCCGAGCGGATTTAACGGTCGGCTGCAATATCTAAAATGGCGTTACTAAGTTTCTGCGGGCGTCGCTCATAGCGTCTGCAGATCGGCGGGGTTGAGCCTGTAGCAACCCAGCGTTCGGCTCCCCCGCCACTTTTCAGAATTAGTTTTGCGGCAACGTCTGCCCGATGCTGTCGCAGAAACGGCGGGGTGGTCGGGACATGCCGGTCCTGGCCCCCCGCTTGTAAGGGGCGGTGTGAGCGCGGATGTACGCCGGGCGCGGCCTCGTTAGGGCGTCGCGGCCGGCAGTCGCTTGCCAGCAATTGTCCCGTTGCCTCTGAGTTTGCTGTTTTACAATCGGATCAGTTTGCTGTGCGCCTTGAGGCCAATCAAGTCACGCGGCAACCGATCACACGATGCGTGCATATGTCGTGGAGAAGCGCATCGATTACGTTACGAGCCGCCGCTCGATTTGCGTTCCTCTCGATGGCCACCGTGATGTCATAAATCACGACGAGCACGACGAGTATGGCGATGCAGATATCAAGCGTCTGGCGTGCGTTGCGCACCGGCGGCAACAATCTCATAGAGAGAACTTATTGAGACGTTTTTTCAGTACAATTGCTAGCTTCCGTTTACCTTAATGGACAGCGCGGGGCGCCTCGATTTTTCCCTTCACTGTGCTTAAGCGGTAAGAGCCCCCCGGCAGGCCGTATGGTAGATTCTGTGTGTTTTCGGGGGCTGTCATGAAGAAGCTGCTCATTTCCTCAACTGCCGCGCTTGGATTGATCGGAGCGCCAGCCTTTGCGGCTGATATGGCCGTTAAAGCCCCGCCATCACCGCCATCGGCACCTGTCTACAACTGGACCGGTTGGTATGTTGGCGGGAATCTCGGGGCCAGCTTTGGCCGTGCTAAGACCGACTTCAACATCGACCCTGTTACGGTGACGTCGTCGACGTTGGGCCGAGCTGTCATCCCCGGTTTTGGTCAGTCCGATATTTTGGAGCCAAGCGGTTTCATCGGTGGTGGCCAAATCGGCTACAATTGGCAGTATTCCCCCCTAATTGTCGTGGGGCTTGAGGCCGACATACAAGGCTCTCTCGAAAAAGACAACAGGAGTTTGAGCAATTCCATCAATGTCTTCTTTGCCAAATCCACTGCTCCAGTTGGTCCATTGGTGCCAGCGCCCGCGACGGCGACAGGCACAGCCGTTCTGAACGACACAGCAAAAATAGGTTGGTTCGGCACAGTGCGTGCCCGCGTCGGTTATCTGTGGGGAAATGGGGACGTGCTGACCTATGTGACCGGGGGGCTGGCGTACGGCAAGGTAGAGTTAGACGCAACGAGCACAGTCAGTGGGGCTGTATCCCCGTGTGGACTCGGCACGTGTCCGTTCTCTACTAGTCACGCCTTCAGTCATTCTCAACTTAAAACCGGTTGGGTGGTGGGCTTCGGTACGGAGGGCAAGCTGCTAATCCCCGGTTGGACCTACAAAATAGAGTCCCTTTACATTGACCTTGGCGATGCCGACCCGATGGACGAATGTACGGTGTGCTCCTCTGCGACGAGCGGGGGGCTAATCAGCGGGCACGCTCATTTCACCGACACCATTCTTCGCGCCGGGCTGAACTATCAATTCCACTGATCTGATTACGGCTTCTGCAATAGCTCCGGCAGCTTCACGCCCCGTAAAGGTCCTGTTCATACCAGCGATAAGGTGGACGGTTTTTTTCCTTGAACGCCTTGAACCATTCCGCAAAACGCCTGCCGTTCTTTTTCATCGCTGCGACCATCAGCCCCTCCTGTTTCGCGGAGCGGGATTGGTCCCTCAGCTAGCAATGCCTGGCAAGCGCCACTATCAGTAATGGACAACAGCCTGCGCCTTATTCGGGTACTTATCGATTCAAATTAGGACAAAAGGCTAGGGATTGACTTGGGTGCAAAACCCAGACCCAAACGGCAGCTTGTTGTTCGGCAGTCCAAGGCGGCGGGAAGCGGCGATTAGCCATAACTCGACCTAAGTAAAAGTCCTGAATTGTGAGTCCCTCACCGCCCTATATTTGGGCGGCATGGCAAATTTCGCTTTTGTATACCGCTGCCCAACGACGGGCCTAAAAGTTCAAGGCCATGTTGTTGATGACTTAATCGACACGACTTACGAGGCGGTGACGTGTACCGCTTGCGGGCGCGTTCATCTTGTCAATCCAAAATCTGGGAGGGTATTGGAGCCCGCCAAGAAATAGGGCGCCATGGATCAGCGTGCAGCTTCCCGACTAGCTCCGGCAGCTTGGCGATATTCGCCGCAATCCGCCGCGCCTGTGGATACAGTGGATATGTCGGACACATTTGGAACATTCCAACGGTTCGTTCGTAAGTTTGACGTTCGTTTTTTCGGCGGTTGGCGTGGTTGGCAATGTCAGTGTTGGACGATTTCATGCGGATGCGGCTTTACCGAAACCGCGCTGCGGAAGCCGAGCTGTTAGCTGAAACCGAACCTCTTCCCGAGGCGCGATTTCGTTATCGCATTGTCGCGCGCCATTATAGAGAGCTAGCGGACCGCGAGGAGCGATCCGACAAAGCCAGAATGGCTGAGCACCTTGAACTGTTGAAGCTGAAGCGGCGGGAAGCGGCAGAGTAGTAGCGATATTCGCCGCTATCCTTCGCGCCTGCGGCGGAAGCGGCGGGCGGGCATTAGGCCGCTGATTTGTCTTGGATCAGCCCTTGCAGCGCCACACGGACCGCATCGGCAAACTCCGCGGCGGTGAAGCGAGGAAGCAGACCGAGCCGCCCGACAACGCGC